AGTCGCCGCCATTTTTACCATTATCTGGACAGGCATACGTATTTACGAGACTGACACTGTTAAGCGTTGGTTGGGTAAATAATGGATATAGACCGTGTCACAAAGTCAGTTGGCGCGGTTACGGCGCTTATGGCCATGGTTGCGGGTGGCTATACCACAATAGACAAGTTCGGGTTCTTCAGGAAACCGATCCTTGAATGGTCAGCGGATCATTTCAGCATCACCCACGGCCCGGCTGACGGAGAGTTCGCTGTTGTCGCTGCCCGCAGGAAGATACGAGACGATTGCTCAGTTGAGCAATTCTATCTTGAAGTTCGGGACGCCAGATACATAGTCCACAACGCAACCCCGTCTATTGCAAAGTTTTCGGGGCCTGCGACGGACAAGATCGACAAGTTTGGCTATACAATATCTATCGAGAACCCATCCAAGGTCTCGCCTGGCAGGGCCACTTTATTGGCGCACATCCGCTACAAGTGCCCAGAGGGCGAAGTCCTCATGAACTATCCAGATCACGCTAACCTCACGTTTGAGATCGGAGCCGCCAAATGAAGATGTCCGCAGACGGCCTTGCGCTGGTCAAAGAATTTGAAGGTCTTAGGTTGAAGGCATACAAGTGCCCTGCTTTGGTATGGACCATCGGCTACGGCCACACCTCGGCAGCCGGGGCGCCGATCGTCAGCGCCGACATGGTCATCAGCAAAGAGAACGCTGAGGAAATCCTCCAGCGAGACATGGTGCAATATGAGGACGGTGTACGGAAACTTGTCACGGTCGGCATCACTCAAGGTCAATTTGATGCGCTCGTTGATTTTGCTTACAATGCTGGTGTCGGCGCTCTTGCTAAGTCCACATTGCTAAAGAAGGTCAACGCTGAGAAGTTTGACGAGGTTCCCGCCGAGTTCATGAAATGGACCAAGGGCGGTGGCAAAGAGCTCCCCGGTCTAGTTCGCCGTCGCAGGGCAGAGGTAAAGCTCTGGCGCGGCATGGACACCGAGAAGCCCGTCTGTAATGACGAAGCCCGCACAGATCCTGATCAGCCCAAGGCGTCGAAGTCCATCATGCAGTCCAAAGAGGCCAACGGCGCTGTGATCGCTGGTGGCGCGGGCGCTATTGCTGTGGTGCAGGAAGTCATGCCGATCATCAAGGAAGGCGGCGACATGCTGTCTGCCATGAGCGGCACAGCTCTTGTTTGCCTCGTCATCATGGTGGCGGCGGGCGCCATCTGGTATTTTCGCAAACAGAGGCTTGATGAGGAGGGCGCATGATCGCTTTTCTTTTTACTCCGATCGGCCGCTACATCGCAATCGCTGGCCTGATCGTGGTGGCTCTTGGCGGCGTTTATGTTAAGATACGGGCTGACGCCGTAGCTGAGATCACGGCTGCCGCCACGGCGGATGCCCTCGGGAGAATACAAGATGCGGTTCGTGCTGGTGATAACGTCGACGTTTCTCCTGAGCGGCTGCTTCAATCGGACGGGCACCGTCGAGACTAATCTGACTGCGTGCTCGGTCTGGAGAGACATTTCTTGGTCGTCTAAGGACACGTCCCAGACGATCACCGAGGTCAAGGTCAACAACGCCCGTCGCGACGGGTTCTGTCACGGGGCTAAATGATGGCCACCACTACGACGTTTGCATCTCTACAGACGGACCTGCGGCGCTATCTTGAGCGCGGGTTTACTATGGCCTCGGACGAGATCGTCTACGAGCAGCTTCCACGCCTGATCAATTTGGCCGAGCGTCGCATAGCCCGTGAGCTAAAGGTTCAGGGCCTGATCAACGTCGTGACCAGCACTTTCCAGCCTGGCCTCGCGGTCTACCCCAAGCCCGACCGCTGGCGCACCACTGTGTCGTTTAACTTCGGACAAGGCACAAATAACAGCGAATACACTCAATTGTGGCCTCGTTCTTATGAGTACATTCGCTCGTATTGGCCCAATCGCGATCTAACTGGTGTGCCGGTATTCTACGCCGATTACGATTACACCAACTGGATTGTCTCGCCGACGCCAGATGCGGCGTACCCATTTGAGGTGCTTGTCTATCAATTGACGCCCCTCCTCGACGACACCAATCAGAGCAACTGGCTCACCGAATACGCGCCGCAGCTACTTCTCTACGCCTCCCTGCTTGAGGCGACGCCGTTCCTCAAGAACGACGAGCGCATTGGCGTGTGGCAACAAATGTATGATCGAGCCGCTCAGGCCCTCAATGGTGAGGATCTCTCAAAGATCCTTGATCGCTCAGCCAAGCGGACGGAGGCTTAAATGACCACCTACACAGACGTTTTTGGCGGCACTAACATATACCCGTCTGACGTGTCCTATCTGGCGTTTAACCTCAGCGCCGCTGACGTCACGCTGGCGTGGCCGCTTGAGACGAACGCCCCGAATGCTGCGGCTGACTATGTCGCCGCAAGAATTATGAACGTCAACTCGACTGGCGCGAGCCGCAAGGTTTTCGTGCCGGAGGCGAACCAGGCCAGCGTCGGCGAGTGCTTCCTGTTCAATAACGTCGGCAGCACAACATTTGATGTTGTCAACAGCGTTGGCACGACGATCTGCTCCATCGCGTCAGGCGAATTGTGGCAGGTCTACATGACCTCAAACACGACGGCTGCTGGCGTATGGTTTGCGTATGAGTTTGGCGCTGCGACGTCTACGGCAAATGCTGGCGCCCTTGCTGGTGCTGGCCTCAAGGCGATCACAACCACGCTCAATCAGGCGATTGTGGTCGATGACATAAACTCGAACTATACCCTTGGCGCTGGTGAGCGGGCCCGTATGATCAATTGGGGCGGTGCGTCTGGAACGCTTGCCCTGACATCCGCCACTACTCTTGGCGATGATTGGTTCTGCTACATCCGCAATAGCGGAACCAGCTCAATCACAATTGACCCGGCGGGGGCAGAGCTCATCAATGGCGCCGCAACGCTGACCCTGACCATCAGCCAATCTGCAATGGTCATCTGTGACGGCGTCGCATTCTACACCATAGGTCTGAGCGCCAGCGCCACTAGTTCGGCCTTCGATTACACGTCTATCAATGTCGCCGGCACCGGCAATTACACACTCTCTGGCGCTGAGCTAAACCGGATTGCCTACAACTTCACAGGCGTATTAACCGGCAATAGAAGCATCATTGTACCCGTCACCGTTCAGCAATATTGGGTGACTAACGCGACAACAGGCGCATTTACGCTCACCGTTAAGACATCTGCCGGAACGGGCATAGCGGTAGCCCAGGGCGACGCCCAGATCCTTTACTGCGACGGCACCAATGTCGTTACGGGCCAGACGACCACGGGCGGCATTACTGTTCCTGTGGCTATTGCCGATGGCGGTACTGGGGCCACGACAGCATCTGGCGCCCGCGTAAATCTCGGAGGCACGTCGGTCGGAATTGGCGTCTTTACGGCGGCAACTACGTCAGCCGGCCAAACCGCGTTGGGGGCTACGGCTACCGGCCAGGCTGTGTTTATAGCGGCAAATGCAGCGGCAGGACGAACTGCCCTTGGGGCCACAGCGGTAGGTGATGCTGTGTTCATAGCGGCAAATGCAGCGGCAGCAAGGACGGCAATTGACGCCCCATCCAAAGCGTTTGCCGTGGCAATGGGCATCGGGATCCTTAGCTAATGGCGATCACACCATACGTCATTAAGTCTCTACCTGGCATCAAGCGCGATGGCACGCGCTTTGAGAACGGGTTCTATGTCGATGGCCAGTGGTGTAGGTTTCAGCGTGGGTTGCCCCGCAAGATGTTTGGATACAGGCGCATTACCAATGAACTCAATGAGATTTCTAGGGGCCTGAACGCATACAACCAGAACGGCCTTCTCTATATCGCATCCGGCAGTGCAAGCTTTATTGAGCAGTTCTCCGTGAACGCCAATGGCGTCGTCACGAGCGTGTCCGATCGCACTCCGGCAGGGTTTGTTTCTAACCCTGTGAATTTGTGGACTTTTGACGCGAGCTTTGACTCCGTTGGCGTCTCTCCCGGCGCTTATCTGCTTGCTCATCCCGGTCGGAATTTGGCTGAGATCGACAGCTCGGCTACGTCTAACTTGTATTGGGGCCTTGTAAACGACACCGCCGCCCTGACGGTCAACACAGCGCCTGCCGTCTCCGGCGGTGTTGTCAGCCTATACCCATACGTGTTCTGTTTTGGGTCTGATGGTTTTGTTGCTTGGTCCGTCGCCAACAACCCTAATGACTGGACCAGCACTGGGTCTGGGGAAGCCTACATCACGGCCCAGAAGGTCGTCGCTGCCCTTCCCCTGCGAGCTGGCCCTGGCAACGCACCGGCTGGCCTGTTCTGGTCTCTCGACAGCCTTATCCGTTGCACGTTTGTCGGCGGAACTACAATATTCCAATTCGACACAATCAGCGCCCAGACGTCGATCTTGTCGTCTCAATCCACGATTGAGTATGACGGCATTTTCTACTGGTGCGGCGTTGATCGTTTCCTGCAATTTAACGGCGTGGTTCGCGAAATCCCGAACCAGCTCAATCAGAACTTCTTCTTCGACAACCTTAACTACGCCCAGCGCCAAAAGGTTTTTGCCTACAAGGTTCCGCGCTTTGGTGAGATCTGGTGGTGCTACCCTCGCGGCACCGCAACTGAGTGCACGCATGCCGTCATCTACAACATTCGTGAGAATACTTGGTACGACACCGAGCTGCCCAATGACGGCAGGTCTGCTGGCAGGTTCGCAACCGTCTACCAATTCCCAATCTTGACTGGGGTCAAGCAAGAGGGGGGAACTTATAAAATGTGGCA